TTAAAAGCATCTACAAAATCAGTTAAAGTTGCATTTGTATTAATTTTATGTAATTCTGAAATTTCAATTTGCATGAAGTAAATTAAAGTATCTAAAGCTATCTGCTTACAATCAGATAAGACCTCAAGTTGATTTCTTAATCCCTTCTTGCTTTTATCACAAATGTAAAATCTAATTACAGTAATATCACTAGTCCCTTCAACTCTGTTAGGTTGCAAAGTACCAAATAACATAGGATATTTAATTGACTGACCGCCATTTAATTGATCCCAAGGGTCACCAAAATACCAAGTCTTAATTTGCTTGTGAGCAGTTGAGTACGTTGCTATTGTTGATATTAATTTGTTTAAGGTAAACATCTATTAATTTCTTATTTTTTTTAATGTACTTTTTAATTTCAATCTTTGTTTTTTTTCTTATTGCCATACTGGGTTATCTCGGTTATCTTGAATATTGCTATAATCTTTTTTACCTAAAATTCTAGTCCCTAAATAAATGTCTACATCGTAAGCATTTCGCTCAGGGAATATATCCGCTCCTGTATTATTATTGTAAGTTGGGTATGTTGAGTTATTATAGTTTAAATATTTTATCATTCTATCTCCGTACATCTCACCATTTGTTTTCCAAATATTCATTAAATATTCCATGTCATTAGTAGGTATTGGTTGCCCATTATCACTGCTATTTGTCATTATGCCTTTATTTGCATATCGGAATTTAAACGTTGGTGAGCTTTCATACATAATATAGTGAACCATCATTTTTAAAATGTAGTTATCTATTAATGTTTTGTAAGCTGCAGGAATAGTAGTTGCTGAATTTATATAAGCTAAAATGTGAGTTTCAATAGTATTATATAAACTCGTTCCCAATAAAGGAAGTATATATTTATCTTGTACCAATTCAATAACTGGTGTTATCTTATCGTACTCGGTATTGTCATCAATAACCGAATGTCTAATTAAATAATCTTGACCTATCCAAAGTGTTGCCATGTTATTTCTTTTTACGTTTTATCCTAGTTTCACCTACCCAAATGTGGCGGCACCAAGGAGTTGTTTCAGTTCCATCATTATAAAATCCACCTCTGAAATCCCAGGCACTTTCCCCAAACTCGTTGGTAAAAGCATCTATTTGTTCGTAGGTTAATCTTCGTGCTACATTCTTACCGTCAACAGTTTCTCGACCACTTGTTTCAATCATCATTTGTAAACAGAACTCCCTTGTTGTTGGTAATCTTTTAGGTCCACTTACATCAGGTCTTTTATCGTATTTATAAACTGTATAAATTTCGGTATCATAATCTTCAGTATCTTTATCTAAACCTTTTTGAGTTGGTGTAAATATTCCATCTAAGAAGCTACCTAGTTTTTTTTCTTTTAACCAGGTTATTTCAGTATTTATTTTTTCAATATCTACATTTAATGACTTAGCAAGTTCCTCAGGTTTTGCAAATGGATTACCTTTAAATTGATTTAATTTTGCATTTCTTAAATCAGTAACTGATAATTGTAATCTATTGGCTGTGTATAATTTTTGTTTTGATAATTCGAATCTTAGAACTTGTTTTGAATCTTTAAAGTTTACATATTCAAGGTCTATAATTTCGTCATCATCATCTACATCTACAGCATTTGCTTTTACCCATTCAATAAATCTTTTTTCTTTATCAGATGATTGTTGAACTTTTACAACCTCATTATTCATTTCATCCTGAGCTATTCCTAAGAACGTTAAAGCATCCGCATCACTTAATCCAAACCCTGTTTTAATCATTATCAAAGCCTGGTCCGCTGTATAATCACCCTTCTTTAACTTGTTGGCTATATTAAAAAGATTTTGTCTTTGTCTACCTGTTAAGTTTTTAAGGTGTTCGTTTACTTGTATTTCTTCTTGTACTACAGTTGCACTCGGAGTGCCAATTTCTGCAGCTTCAATCTTTAATCCGTATTTTTCAATTATATAATTCGTTACGATATTAGTATCTCTAGCATTTAAAGCATTGATAACATTTTGATTTTCTAATGGAAGTTCTTTGCCTATTGGCTGAACCTGTTCTACTTCAAATGTAATATCTAAACCAGTTTTTAGTTTAAACATTTTATCAATAAACTTATTAAAAGCTACTTGTTCAATTTTAGCATATTCGTTAATAAATAATTCGTGTGCTAAATCTAATTCGTTTCTATCGCCTAAAGTACCCTCAGTTTTGATTTTAAACAATACTCCTGGCACGTTATGTCCTGTTATTATCTTTTGTTGGTTTCTTTTATTTAACGCTTCGTATTGGTCTGCTAAACCTGTAGGAGTTACATTTACAACTTCTGCTCCTTTGCCATCAGGATTAGTGAATGATAAAACTACCTTACCAGCATTTTGAGTGCCTTGATGTTTCTCTTGAAATCTTTCTTTGATATCTTCTTTTACTTCAGGTGTTAATTTACCACTAAAGAAAGTTATAATATGACCAGCACTAAATCCATTCTTTACTAAACTATGAAAAAAGTTACTAATCTCAATATCGGTATTTATGTCCAATAGAACGCTTGAATAATCCGGTGAAGGATATAAGCCATCTAATTCATTTAAAGACGGTGTGAAGTCCTTAGAATAGTAAATTGAGGCACCTATAAACCCATCCTTATAAAATGGAAAGTAAGTTTTCTTTAAATGGTAACTTTTAGCAGTCCAATCTTCTGAATACCAAACTCCGCAATTATCTGCACTTAGTCTTATCTTGCCCATATCTAAATGGTAAAACTCAATCGGTTGGCCTATTAAATTTGTAGTTACTTGACATGCGAACCCTCCGTATATAGCCTTATCGGAATCACATTTTTTTCTTAATTCATACCATGAATCAAATCTATTTGCCTTGGCTAAAAATTGTTGAACTTGTGGTAAATCTTGACTTGGCACTATTTTCAGTCCGCTAAGATAACGTGCTTTACCTTTTACAATAGCAGCATGCTCAGGATGATTGTTGTAAGAATTTAATAATTCTTTAGGGAAGTTATTATCTTTGCCCCACTTAACAAATTCTCCAGCAGTATCAATTTTATAAGTAGGAAGTTGGTTAACATCCATCTTAATAGTAATTATGTCATTATATACTTCTAATTTTTTAGCCATTGTAAACCTTGTTAGTTATTGCTCCACCTTGATATTCTTTAAATGTAATTTTTGTTAAATCAAAACAAGTTGCATAACCCACCTCCACTACATTTAATCCCGTTGGATTAGTATTACTATTGCCTACTTGTTCGTATATCGTATATTCGTAATCGCCTACTGTTAATGAAATCTGAGCAGTTGTTGGTGTTGCTGTTTCAACTATTATAAATTCATTATATCGTTCCTTTTGTGTGCTTATGTCCGCTGGTAAAAAATATTGTGATGTATTTGTTTGAACGTTTTTAAACTGAAATAAAAAATAAGGATTTGCTAATAAACATTTCTCCTGTAATGTTAAGATAACTGTATTACTATTATTCTTATTAATTGTTATCATACTTATATAACGTACAAATATATCAATTTGTTATTTAAAAAAAAAGCCCAAGCTTACGGGCCTGAGCTAAACTTTAAAAAGTTACTTATTAAGCTATTAAGTTAGCAATTAAAGTACTTGTTACTTTGTAAATTGGAGCTATCTCCTTACCTTTAAAAGAAAGTTTGTGTCCATTCATGTCAGTAATTGCAGTTCCGCTTTCAGTACTCCAAGTTAATAAATCCATTCCTTGATCCTTACCAAATAACCAATAATCACCGTTAACATCTTGAACCATCATAGTCAAAACGTTTTGAGCAACTAGGTGAATTTCTTGAATAACTGTAGTAGTTAATTTTTTAATAGTGAAATCAATTTGTGGTTCGTATGAAATAGTTCCTGAAGCTGGTGTATAAGTACCAGGATTTGTAAACATTCCCATCTCCTTATCTAAAGAATATACTCGATACTTCTTGCCTGTAGCTAAAGTATAAGCTGTAACCACTCCAGCAGCTGCTGTAAATGTTGAACCAGTTCCTGAGTTGTTTTCAAATTCAGTAATGTAAACATTCTTTATTCCTCCAGCTCCACCTTTACAACCTAGAAAGGTATAACCGCTTGTTAATACGCATGCCATATTTTTATAATTTTAATTTGTTTATAATAAGGAGGGTTGCCCCTCCATTAATTTTTATCCTACGTAAAGAACATTCATTGCTTGATTCACAACGTGTGCGAAAATAGTCATGATGTTTTTTACAAACATATCTTCACGATTGAAAGCAATTTTGTTAACTTCAAATTTATTGATATCAGATACTAAATCAGTACACCAGTAAATATAATCTGGTCTTGCTGCGATAACAACGTTATTTGCTAAAGGAACAAATTGTAATTGAACTCCATTGTAAAAATAAGCTTCAGTCGGTTGACCTAAATTAGTTACCGCAAATAAATCACGATAAGTAGCAGTAATGTTATAAACGTTTATAAATTGCTTTACATTGTAAGGACAATAGATATAAGGTTTAACAGCTCCAAATAATACACGAGCAGGGATTGCGTTGTAAACTTTTGCCATTTCAGTAGCAATATTAGAAGAGTCTAAAGTAGTTCCAGCCACCTTAACACGAGTTCCTAAAGCACCACCATTATAAATCATTCTAGTTGCAACACCATCAATCAGTGTAGCTGAACCCGAAGCAACTAATGTTTGTTCTGCAGCACCTACTGAACCTTGACCAGTTCCTGGAGTTAAAGCAGCTACCGCTGTTCTAGTAGCACTTGTTGCACCATTCCAAAACTTAGATTGTAAATCTTCAGCAATCAAATTACCATAAGACTTTAATACTACAGAACCAAATTCACTTGATTCGATTTCCCATGCACCTGGCTTCATAGTCGTTTTAAAACGTGAAGAACGTAAAGCATTAGGATCAAATTCTTGGTAGTACATTATTTTAGTTG